ACTAGTTCAGTTCCTCTATCTAACGCTGCTAAACCTTCAAATGTTAAACTGAACTTATGGCCGGGACTTAGGAAAGTATTAGCTCTAAACTCTCCTCTTGTGTCACTTTGATCTGTCCCGCTTACGTGGAACCTCAGTCTAGGTAAGCCATTGACGCTCTTTAGTTTTATGGCTGCTTGATTTCTTTCTTCGCTATCTAAGGAAACATCCTGTAAATCATAAATAGTAAAGCCATTATTTACTGACGTTCCTGAAGTAATAATTAAATCAATATCCTTAACAGTCTCACTATTGATTACTTCAAAAGTAGGTCTTCCTGATTCAGCGACGACTAAGTTGGTTGAGCTAGAGAGGGCGTAAGAATTATACTCATCTAAGTCTAAGAATAGTTGAGATCTTAGATTTAAGAAATTACTATTTGGTATACTTGAAGTAAATAAGTTTTTGCTTAACGCTATAGGACCTCGTAGATCAAATTCTGAATTTTTCAGAATACTACCAAAACAATGGGTTAATATACTAGATTTATTTTCATCGTAATCAAAAGAAACTAAAGGATGATAATTAAAAGTCGTTAAGTATTCATAGTAAAGTTTATGTAATTTTCTTCCGAATGAATAATTAAAATAACCATCAATAGAACTTAAAACAGTCTCTGAACAGGAAGCTCTTCTGTTAGCTTCAGACCCTGAAAAGTTATACCAGTAAGATTCAGAATTAAATCTTGTAGGGTCAGCTAATACATCTCTGTATGCTTCGGCCTCTAATTTTCTTTGCTCTATTTTATAGATCAAATACATGAGTGGATCTGCTTGCCCTCTATCTTGATACATTGAAGATCCGTTTAAATCAGTAAAGTAATTTACTGATCCTCGCGTGGGGAAAGTAGAACTCAAGTAATAACCAAAATAAGGATTAGCGTGATTTATAGAGCAGTATTTATACACATCTGGAATGGAGGATAAATTGCCACTACAAATGCTGCTGGTTGAAGCAAATTCAAGAGAAGAAGGTATTAGACCTCTGGTGATTAGTGCAGAGTCCTGGAACGCTCCACTAACTGGGAACCCTTCAATCCTTGCTAGTCGTGAGACTGGGGGGTTGAATCCCGTTCTATCAAAATAACCAAATAAGTTTAAGGCGTTCTTGAGGTTCTTTCTTCTAAGTGTATTTCTAGGAGCTAGGACTACATTATCGGTATTAAACGTTACCCCAGAGTAGGTTGAGTCTGGACTCGCTGAAGGTGAATATAAAGATTTTAATCTATACCGACCTAAAGAACTAAACTCTACTTCTCCATTCACCAATATATCAATACCACTTACTTCTTTTTCTGAGAAGTTTGATCCGCTTAACGAAGTTAAGTAGTCGTCACTATCAAAAATTACTTCGGAAAAATAATTAGAGGTTATAGAATCATAGTCATCCGTGGCTGAAGTAAAAGCATTTACCAGAGGTATGGTGTGTGCTGGCGAGAATTCTTCTGCTGTTCTACCTAAGTAGATTAAGCCATATCTTGTGTCAGCATCGTAGTTTATGTCATCGAAAATATAATCAGCGATTGAAACGTTGACCATGTAATGAGAAGATTTCCCTGACCATAAAGGAAGATACTTTACTTTATCATTTTGTGTAATCTCAGTTAAATTATCCCAGTTAGGAGCATCCTGTTTTGATGTAGTAAAAATTAACCAAGAGTTGTTATAAGAAACATCATCTAAATTACCTATTGTGTTGTCATAAATATAATCTTTAACTTTTGCTGCAAATTCTGCTGTTACGCCAAAACAAATTAAAAGATTTTCTATTTCATCAATAAAAGGTTTATTAACCTCTGAGGTTACGTAGTAAGGGATCTCTTCAAATGGAGGTATTGGGTAAGTTTTATTTCTATACCTAAAAGTAAACTCTTCATCATCAATAGGAAATGGCTTGCCTGCAAGACGGAAAAGGCTTGGATGATTAGTGAATAATGTAAGCAAAATATGATCGACAGAAGCTTTGATATTATCATCAAAGTTGTCTTCATCATAATTAGTTATTCCTAACCCTAAAGCTACATCAAGAGTAAATGTAGTAAAATCTTTATACAGGTATGATTCCGTTGCTAAAGCATAGTAGATTAAAAATGGAATGTAGGACTCCCACAAATCAACAAAATTAGATTCGAAGTTTAAGGTATCCGGGCTAAACAGGTTATTTATAGCGGCCTGAATGCTTTGTTTCGTTCCTGCTTTTTTGTAAATTGATAAAGCGTTTGCTAACTGTAACCTCCACTTATTCCTATCATGACCAGCGAGCTTCCATCCTATGAGGTAAGCTACTTCTGGGAGATATTCATCTGGGCAATCTTGGAGATCATATAAAGTCTTTAGAGTATCGGCTTCATTCTGTTGATCTGCGAAAGCAAACGAGAAAGCTCTAATCAGTCTGAAGAAAGCTCCTTCACTAACTACGTTAGCTCTATACTCTCCGGTCTGGTAGAAGTAATCAAAGGAATCCTCTACGTAAGTGTCGTCTCTATCAAAGAAATCAGTAGAGTAGATGATACTATTTAACGTCTTGAGTTTTTCTAGTTGTTGGGTGCCACTAACATACTGAGTTTGCCCAGACACAAACAAGGGAGAGATGTAGTCAGTATTGTTTCTCCATGTATATTCAGTTACAGCATTAATACCATCAACAAAAGTTAGAGAATCGTTGTTATAAATTCTATCAACAAAATAATCTGAAACGATTGCCGAAGAATTTACTGTAACTGGTAATGTTGGGTGAGGGTCTGTTGCTAGTAAAAAGAACCATCCAAGCTTGTAGCAATAATTGTCTACTGATGATGGAGTAGCTCTTAAATCATTTAGCTCTGGGATTAGGGTCTCATCAACATAGCTTTTAAAGCTGGCGCTAGTAGAGAAGTCTCTAAAAGATTTATTAAATTTTAGTAAGACTTCTCGCTCAAAGCTAGACTTATCTAAGTTACCAAAGTTATTATTCTTAATAAAGAATGTTGATATACCTTGGAAAGATCCAATGGAACTAAAAATTGTGCCAGTAGGCACTGATAAAACTTCAGTTATGTTTGAAGCTAACTTAATGTGAGTATTGATAATAGAGTCTAGAACATCAAAGCCTTCTCCAAATTCATCTCTATCTTCGATAAGATAGTAGTTTGGAATTAAGTTCTCTATAGCATCAGAAAAATTTCTTTTGCTATAGAGTTTTTTATTTGGAGAAAAGTTTTTACTATTCATTATACTCTCTCAATATTAATAGTGTAGTTGTTTAATTGAATAAACTCATTAAAATCAATAAAGACTCTCTGAGGATAGTTATCTATAGTTGCGAAAACTACTTCAGGCAACGCAAAGATTTCTCTAGCTAATTCTTGTGGGATAAAACTTTCTCCGAAATCTCTATTACCTACAGAAAAATATTTTGTAATTACATTAGCTACTTTAGTTTTAATAGCCTCCTCATCTTCTAGTAGTTCTCTAGAAACTCTAATTGTAGTGATTAAATCTAGAGTTCTAACTAAGCCATCCACAATAACAACATCATCGGTTATCATCTTTTTAGGTTCTATTGCTTCTAGTAAGTCTCTCTTAAATACAGGACTAGCTTTCTTAAGCTGTAGATCATTAGCTTTCTCTAAAACATAAATATCTATTATATTTGCTGATGAAAAAGCTCTTCTAACCGCCGTAACTGACTTACCGACTAAACCGTAATTAGTTCTAAATGAGTTACAGAAACTGTTGTAATCACTCAAGGTAACTAATCTATCCTGTCTTCGGAAAGACAGCGGAGCATATTTCTTAGCTTGATCAATTGTCTCTGCGTTAGCTCCTCCTGTAGCGACTGACGTGTTCTCTAGGGTGGCTTGTAGCGACGCCCCTCCTGGGATGGTCAGAGGTAGTGGAGCGTTTATAAAACTCTCTCCTATGTTGCCTCTCTGCCCTCCACCAACACGATAAGTCACTGTAAAAGTGTCCCCAGGTGCCGGTGACTTTGCTACAGCGTTGTCTCCGAATACAACCGTGGCTCTAAAATCGTCATCTGCTACCAACTGAAAAACTTTTGAATCAGTTCCGCTTACAAAGAATAAGTTTTCTGTTTCAGTATATCTACCTCTAGTCTCAGAAACTCCTTCTATAAAAACTTCAACCGATCCTTCTACTATCGGAGCTAATTCTAGGTTAATAGACTTAATTCCAAAATCAGCATTAAATTTTCCAGTTTTCTTTACTAAAGCTCCTTCAAGTAACACTAAATTAGTGAATATAATACCTTCTTGGTTGACACTTTCACTTTTAAGTAATTCTATAGAAGAGTCTGCATTTGAATTTTCTAAAAGACCATTAGTAACTTTGTATAGGGTAAAACTTAAAGATTCTCCGTCTTCTGGGGAACTGACGGTGATGACTCTAGAAGTTGCAGGAATCGTTAAAGTAGCTCCAGGGTCTGAAACAAAGGCATCAGATGGAAATGTTAGTTTTGCATTTGCGATAGCTGCTGTAGGCCCTTTCATACGAACGCCTATTAATTCTAGTAACTTCTTTATGCTGTTTCTATTTTTAGCTGTTCTTAGATAGTTTTCATTAGCTAAAAAGTCTGCTTTCATTGATGTCACTGCTCCGACATAAGAAACTAAATCAATCAACATGACTCCTAAATCAGAACTTACAAAGTTATTGTAATCAAGTGGATAAACAGACTTAACGTAATTAACTAAGTTAGTTCTAATTGAATTAAAATCAGAGCCAGCATAGTTAATCAATGATGCTTTCTTAGCAGAATCAAATTCTCTTGCTAGCTTCATGAAGTCTGAGCTAACGGTTCCATTAAAGTTCATATTGATACATCCACTTCAAATTGAGTATTCTCATCTTCTCTAATTTGACAAGACAATTTAATTATTAAGGTGGGCAGACCATATTTAGTAGATTCTTCTTGTCTATAAATTTTTAGTCTGTTTACTTTTACATAAGGTATATAATTACTTATAGAAGTTAATATTC